ATAAATTTATACAATTATGTTGTGCTTTTTTATTATTTTATTTCTTAAATACTCTTTTATCTGAAACAGGTAAATTAGAATACACTCCTCCAATTCAAAAACTATTATACTCTTTTATGTATTTTATTGGATTTTTAATTATTANTCGTTTAGATTTAACAATATCATTATTAATTTTATTATTGATTTTTATCATTTATTTTATTGAAATAAATAAAGAATTTTATTTAGAGCGTGGTTCTAAAATTACTGATCATAAGGATAAAAAAATATATAATAATAATAAATATTGGATAACATTTAATTATCCATATAAAATACGTTTATTTAAAGTAAAACAACAAGATTTTAAATTTATTAATAAAATAGAAACTTTAATTTATTATTTTATTATTTTATTGGTAGTTATTGGATTTATAGTTTATAGAGGCGAAGTCCGTGATACATTAACTAAATCTAATAAATTAACTTGGGTTAATATTGTTTTAGATAATCACCTTTGCGAATTAAAAGATAAAAAAAGTTTGTGGAAGTATTTTAAGATTGGTTTGGGAATAAAAATGTAAATATATATTATATTTATTATATTATATATTGTTTTTTACTAATTTATTTTTAAAAAATACTCAATAGTCCTCTGCGTTTTTTTGTTTTTTTATTTTTATTAACTTTATTAACTTTATTAGTTTTATTTTTTAATTTGTTAGTATTTTCTTTCTTTTCTTTCTTTTTTTCATTATCTGATGGTCTATATCGTAAAAACCATTCTTCATATTCAGGACTATTTTTTTTATCTTTTAATTCATTAAATTTATTAGCCTTTTCAGCGCGCATTTCTTCAATTGTTTCTTGATGACCCATACAATTAATACTAAAACGTTTAAGAAGTCCTTTTTGAGCTAATCTATTTTTTTCTTGAATATCAAATAAATATGTAGACATACATAAAATACGATCTTTATCATAATATGGTCTATTAGCATATAAAAATGCTAACCAAAAACTAAGCATAGTATCTATTGTTGCTATTTTAACATCATAACCACTATCTTTTATAATATTATAACTATGACACGCTAATGGTTTATAAATAAATACAACAGTATCTTTGCCCACTTTAATTTCATAATGTGGTGCTATTACTTCACCAACTCCTGGTCTTTTAATAATTTTAACATTTTTAACATCTAAATCTGATAATCTTTCTTTAATAATTTGTGCCGTAAGCATAGGTTCTTCAGAAAGTACATCAAAGTCAGGAATTTTTTCTAATTTATGTCTTAAATTTTTTGGCATATATTGAGAATACATAGATAAAGCATAAGCTCCAAAAAATACTACACCTTGGTCCATCAATGTGCGTTGAATATTTTCATAAATATTATCAGCATAATTAGAATCCGCCATTTGTCGTTGAAATTGAATAGTAGAACATTGTTTTGCTGAAAGAGGATAATTTTTATTTAATAATGTTAATCTTTTTAAAACTTTTTCCCAACGACTAATATCTCCTGCTGGTCTTGATAATTCTAAATACATATTCATACGCAATAAATTAGGTGGGGAATACAAAACCCCAGATACTTTTATAGTTTCCTTTTTAATAGCATTAAAAAGTTCTTTAGGTATAAATGTTATATCTGCAACTGGAATAAAATTAACAAAAACTTTGTATGTTCCATGATGTTGCCCAGATTTTGCTTCCACTTCTTGAAACCCATTTGAAATATAAATATCAACTAGTTCTTTAGCATCTTTTAAGGCATTTGAACTATAAAAATCATAATCTGGTATTTCAATATCTTTATTGTAAAATTGATATTGTTTTGGCAAAATATTATTAATAGCAGTTCCCCCATAACAAATTAATTGTTTTTTTCTTAAAAAATTTTCAAGTATTGAAATTATTTGTTTAATTTCAATTGAATTTGCTGTTTTCATGCCTTGTTTTGTTTCGGCTTTATCGATTGCTGCTCTTAATATAGCTAATTCGCAATCATTAAATGTCATTTTTTTATTACATATGTTTTTCATAATATAACTATATAAAATATATAAAAAAATATAATATTAAATGAGTTATTTTTAAATTTTAAATATTAAATTTATAAAAATCAGATTGAATAGTTCTTGTAGCATATGATAATTCTGGATTTTGTGGAGGAGGCAATGGAATAGTAACAGGAATGTAACGCAAATTTTCGGGTTTTAACACAAAGGCATATCCGTTTTGATTAAAAAATATATCATTTTCTTCAATATTAGTATCAATTTTTTGATATCTCATTCCTAAAAGTTGACATCCCATTTCTCTCATAACAAGAGAACTAGGATTATCTGGATTAGAACCTTTATCTGCTAGTCCAATAGTCATATTTTGTTTATTAAAATCAATAAGTTCATTCATATCTGGAGTAAATTTAATATCATAATAATGTAATGCTCTCATAAATACAGAATTACTTGTCATATTAATAAATTTATAAAATTCTGGACATTCTAAAAATGATGTATTACTTCTATCAACTATAATAACAACTTTACCCATTAATTTTTTTAATTCTACATTTCCAAAATTTTTACCATAAAATTCCGAATCATAATCTTTACTTAATAAAATAGAATCATACCTTTCTAAAATTTTAGCAAAATTTTTATACATATCTTGATTTGCACTTTTAATACGAAGATGTATGATAATTGGGTCCAATGAGTTAGGAGCATTTGAAGTTGAAAACGCATAATCACGAATTACATTCATAGCTTCCATAAAATTAATATAATTAAATGTTTCTTTAATAAAATAACTATTACTTGTAGAAGTAGATATAACGGGGTTATTATTTATTGAATAAATTTCAAAATCAAGACCTCTAACACCTTGTTTTAATAAATCTTTTAAACTACAAAGGTCTACATAACTATTTTTATAATTTCCTCCACTACAACAATTATATGCTGTTTTAACGTAATAATCTTTAAATGTATAATTAAATTGTTCAGAATTATCAATAGATTTAATTTTTCCATTTAAATTACCATAAACCGAATCCATTAAAGAACAATTTTTACTTCTTAAACTAGTATAATAAAAATAAAATATAAATGCAATCAAAATAATAACAAATGTAATTGTAGTAATTAAAACTACAGAGGTTGATTCTTTAAAATCTTTTATTGAGTTTATAAAAGCATCTTTTATTTTTTCTGGATTAATCTCAATTGGTATTATATTTGTATTAGCCATATTATAATATATAAATAAAATATAAATAAAAATATTTATATTATAGGAATGCATTTATCAAATTATTTTAAAGTTATACATGAACTTAAAGTTTATTTTATAAATCGTGATTGGAATACTTATGATATTATTGATATTTATCCTACTAAACGATTTGTTTTATTAATTATAAAATACAATAATTAATAATTGTATTGTAATATAAAAATATAAAAATATATTTTTATATAACATATGCCGGGTGGCTTAATGCAACTTGTATCTCAAGGACAACAAAATATTGTTCTAAATGGTAGTCCAACTAAAAGTTTTTTTAAATCAGTATTTCATCAATACACTAATTTTGGTCTTCAAAAATTTAGATTAGATTTTGAAGGTTCAAAAACTTTACGACTTACAGAAGAGTCTACATTTACATTTAAAGTTAAACGCTATGCTGATTTATTAATGGATTGTTATTTATCTGTAGCATTGCCAAATATTTGGAGTCCATTATTACCCCCACAACAAATAACAGAACAAACTAATTCTCAAGGTCTAGGAAATATTGAACAATGGGCGCCATATGAATTCAAATGGATTGAAAATATTGGTGCTAAAATGATATCTAAAATAAATATTACATGTGGAAATTATACATTGCAAGAATATTCAGGAGATTATTTATTAGCTTCAGTTCAACGCGATTTTAATGCTATAAAACTTGATTTATTTAATAACATGATTGGGCAAGTTCCGGAATTAAATAATCCAGCAAATGCTAATTCTCGTATTAATTCATATCCTAATGCATATAATAATGGAGATTTTGCTGGACCTGAACCATCAATAAGAGGACAAATTTTGTATATACCTTTAAATAATTGGTTTGGCTTAAAATCTCAAATGGCGTTTCCATTGGCCTCATTACAATACAATGAATTACATATAAATATAACATTAAAACCAATTAATCAACTTTTTGTTATTCGTGATGTATTTGATGCTACTAATAATTATCCATATGTTTCTCCTAATTTTAATTTATGGTATATGCAATTTTATCGTTTTTTACAACCGCCTCCAGATGTAAATATTGATATTAATTCTTATTCTGATAAAAGAACATTATGGAATGCTGATATTCATTTAAATTGTACTTATTGTTTTTTATCAAATGAAGAACAAAAAATATTTGCGTTACAAGAGCAAAAATATTTAATAAAACAAGTAAATGAAAAAATATTTCCAAATGTTACAGGTCCAAATAAGATTGATTTAGATTCTATTGGTATGATTTCTAATTGGCTTTTTTATTTTCAACGAAGTGATGCTAATTTAAGAAATGAATGGTCTAATTATACAAATTGGCCATATAATTATTTACCATTAAATGTTATACAAGCACCAACTTCAGGAACTTATACAGTTTATAGAAATATAAATGGAATATTAACTCCCATTTATATTGGACCTGGAGTAAATCCTAATGGGTTATCAACCGGAATTCTTATAAATCAACAATATAATCCTCAAAATGAAAAACTTATATTGATAGCTATGGGAATTTTATTAGATGGTTCATATAGAGAAAATATACAACCCGCTGGAGTATTTAATTATATTGAAAAATATACAAGAACAACTGGTTCCGCTCCTTCCGGATTATATTGTTATAACTTTGGAATTCATTCTAATAATTCTGATTTACAACCATCCGGAGCAATAAATATGAGTAGGTTTAATCAAATCGAACTTGAATTTACTACAATAATTCCTCCATTAGACCCATTAGCTCAAAGTTTAACTATTTGTGACCCAGAAACTGGAACTATTATCGGTATTAATAAACCAACTTGGAGAATTTATGATTATAATTTTGATTTATATTTCTTTGAAGAAAGATTAAATATTGTTAACTTTATTGGTGGAAATGTTGGATTAATGTATGCCACATAAATTTATTAAGTTATTTAATTATTGGGTTATTGTCGCATTTAAGGCAGAAGGAGTTGTTTCATAAAATAAACCTGTTGCTGATATTGTCATTGGATATTTTACTTTATATTTTGAAGAATTAAATATATTTATACTATTTGAATATTCATCTTCTATTTCTTGTTTTTTATTATATAATTCTAAACCTTTATTAAAAGATTTTTCCCATAAATCTATACCTTCATAAGGTCTTTTTATTTGCGAGTTTTTTGAACCGGGATATATTTGTGAAAAATTATTATTATAATATCCTATGGGATGTGTTCTCATACAACCTTTACAATCTATATCAGAAGTACATTGTTCTCTTGTTATTAAACATTGAGCATTTGGACCACAAAAATTGTTACAACTAATTGGATCATTTATGGGTAAATTTACATTATGACTATATAAGGGCGAATTTAAATCTTTATAATTTATTAATGCATTTTTTGGATATCCTATGGACCTATTATTAAAATTTTCTGTTTGCAATGTTATTTTCAAATATTTTATAACTATCCAAAATACAAATAAACATAATAACACATTAATTATTGTATATTTAAAATTGAATTTCATATATACAATTTAGATTTTATTTTAGATTTTAGACAACCACAAAATAAATTTTATCAGACATTTCTTCAATCTTTTTTGCTCAAATATAGACACAAGTACTTCTTAAACCTCCTAACACATTTTGAATTGTATTTTCTATTTGACCTTTATATTGAATTTTTACAACAGCTTTTATAACTAAAATATTTACCATTTCAGTTGTTATTGCATTACCAGCTACAATTATTTTATCAGGATATAAAAGTCTAATTTTTAGACAAAAATCAACAAAATAATCCATATAACCATTTACAACTCCATTTACAATTTGTATATGATATTATTTCTGTTAAATTTTCAAAATTTTCTTCTTTAATTCCAGTTGTTACTATAAAATATTCTGGGT